TCGCCTTCCCTTACCCCCCAAAGAAACTCGGCCACCTAAATACGTAGCAATATGAGTTGGACCCTCAATATTACCAGCGCCAGCACCTACACCACCATCCAAGTCCTTCTGAAACTTAAGCATGTTGTCTTTAAGTGTTTCAATTCTAGCTGCAATTTTCTTTTTACGACCAACAAGAATATCATTCACCGAGTCTGAGTTAGAACCATCCTTCTCAATATCTGCTCGTTTCATAATCACCATCCGAGCATGTTCCTGGCAAGGGTTATCCACGGCCGAAATCTCTGTAATACGTAATTTGTGAAGGATGCGCTTCTTCTCAGTCATTTTACGTCCTGCTTTTGTAAGCGTTAAGCGCAGACTTAAGTTGCTTCAAATGAAGCAAAATAAGGTCAGCTTTTGTCTTAGCAATCTCTTCTTCACGCTTTTCAATTAAGTGATCTACGATACTACCTAAAACTTGTATAGCAACAGGAATTTTTAACGAAAAGTTCTTGGCAAAGTAGTTAACTCCTTGTCTAATAGCTTGCTGAGTTACACTTTGCCCAGCCATTTCAACAACAGCCCTTAAAACACTATTGGTACTCCAAGCAGCAGCCGCTGTACTTGCTCCAACAATAGGTAAAGCGATAGAAGCAATTGTAGCAACTGTTAGTGCTTTATCTACCCACTTTAGAATTGGGTGGTCTTCTGGTAAGGTAGAACTTTCACTCCCTGAACCTGAAGTAAATTCACCAGTCTTAGGGTCATGATTAGGATTACCCTCTTTAGCTAAAAATTTGACATCTGACCGAAGTTTGTTCAACTTCTCATTCAAATAATCAATACGAGTACGATTTCTAATCGATAACATTCAAAACCTTTAGACTCCCCAATCTTTTGCCTTCGATTGTAAGAATGTATTTAATTTGTCCATTTGATCTTTAGATAAATGCTTGGGAAGCTCATCCAAGAACTTCTTACCATCAGCATCCGACTTGAAATTAAGTTTGGGTACTGCTTTAGTTAAAGCATTATATATTTTACCACCAGAATAAATCCCAACTCCTGCAGCTGTTAAGGCTGCACCTATTGGGTTAAGAACACCAGCAGACATTAACCAATATGCCACTGTACCCCCTAGCAAAGAACCACCCTTAACCGCTAATATAGCAGCAACAGTTTTTCTAAAAAGACCTGCTCCAGACCCCTTCTCTTCCTCAACCTTTGGTTTTTCCTTATCTTTTGAATCGGAAGAACTTCCGCCAGAACCTGAAGTAAATTCCCCAGTCTTAGGATCATGATTAGGGTTACCTTGATCTTCTTTAGCTAAAGATTCAATACCCATCTTGATCTTAAGAATACGATCACTGAGCTTAGAAACTCTTGAGCGGTCCCGCAAAGACAGCATCAACGTCACTCCTTACTTCTTGCCGTAGTACGCACCAAGAGCCATTTGTATACGTTAAGCCTTTGATTTACCCTTAAATCTCTTATTGTCAGAATGGACAAAATCATGGATAAAGTCGGAAGCTTTAGCGTCTGCCCCCAAGGTCTTCAATAAAGTATCTATATCAAAATCAGAAACAGATTTATTCATTTCAATATCTTCAAAGTTTAATTTCTTTCCACCAATGCTAAATCCTTTATACACCCCATTCTCGTATTTAGACAATAACTCAGGAGTAGAAGGCTTCATCGCAATCATCAACCCCGTTGTACGGGTATTGATACCCATAGCTTTAGCTATATCTGTCGTCAAGGGAAAAGCAAACACGATAGAACCCTTACCATCCCCTACGTGCATTTCCTTTGCTAATCGGGAATTCTCCATAAAATCGGAAGAGGCTTCGAGCATAGATTGTTCTGGGATGTGTTCTGGAACACGTTCCCCTGAACTATCGCGATTGAGGTCGTAGTAGTCTTCCCCATCACGCTTGCATACAATGGCCCAGCCAAAGACAAGACCGAGGTTAGAGTCAACCTTGATAACATCAACATTTTGTCCTTCAGGGTTCTCTTCTAAATCCTCAAGATTATGAGTACCTTGACCCTCACACTTCGCACCTAAAGCAACACACTGATCATGAATTGATTGTAACTGATCGTACTCTTGTTTTGTGTGCCTAGCACCAATCTTCTTCATTCCAGCATCGCCTACAATATCTTTGTAGCGATCCATAGACAAACAATCTTCACCCTTGTTTTGAAGGTCAATAGCTCTCTCGGTTAATTCGTGTAATGATAAATCACCAGGTAATCCTTTTGGGGAGTCTTCCCGAGCGTACTCCAAAAGCCTAATAAATAATGGGACGTCAAGAGTAATAGAATGATCAGTCATATCTAACTTCTCAACAATTCCATCTGTTGCATTAGGAGTAATTTCTTCAAATGTTTCTGGTCCCAACTCAATTACTCCCTGATAAGGCTCAACCTCATCCAAATCTAAGCCTTTGGGGACCCCATTATAGGTCAAAGTAATATGAGGCTGAAATCCCGGCCAATCCCAAGAAGCCCCCTTATTACGAATGTCCTCATTACGGTAAGCCAAATCTGGGCTAGCAAACATCAAGACAATAGCATCAGGACCTAAAGGCTCAACAACTCTAGGTCCTCCAGGCATGATAGTTAAAGTACCATCTACACGGAATGGGCTACCAGGATAAGTATTCTGGTTTGACCCCATTTTGATCCAATCAACCGGGGTCTTAGAATAAGCTATCGTAACGTGCATTTCTTCAGGGGGTACAACTTTGTCAAAGCCTTGGGACTTAGCCCAAGATATAATGTCTTGAGCATTCAAGACATTACGGTAAACATAAAGAGTACGAGGCTGAGCCTTCGTTATGTCTAACATAATCACTTCCAACTATCAGGAAGCTGATCTTCAGCACCAAGGGCTTTTGCCCTTGCCTTGATATGAGCTTTCGTTTTACCGGGGTCCTTTGCGCGCCCTATTGCCTGAATTGCATTATGCAAGTCAGACACATTAGCAATCGGATAACCTCCCCCTCCCATAGCCTGACCTTTATCAGCCATCTTTTGTCGTTGCTTATCTGAAAATTCTCTTTTGTGTAAATTTGTCAGAAGTGGACGTAACTTCTCAATCCTATCACTAAGTTTACGTATTCGCTGGATAGGCAACATTTCTTTCTCCTTAGAAACCGTACGTAACCGTGCAACGACAGTTAATTCTCTCAGCGGCTGAAGCGGAAGGGTCGCCTGGGTACATTAACTGTTCTCCGGAAGGAGTTTCAAATGGTGTATCTATACCTTGAACCGTTTGACCATCCATATCTTGATGGGAATGTCGAGTACGATTACCGGGGGTTGCGTTCCAAGTCTTGGAAACATCGTCGCCACTCATTCCGGCAGAGTCTAAAACTTGTTGCATAGCTTCTTGTCTGGCCAAAGATAAAATGGATAAGGACTCGGTCCTAGCTATAGTCTCAGCCCTATAATTCAACATTTGCTCGCGATAACGATCAACCATTCGATCAATTTGATCAGAGGTTAAAGAGTTACCCGTGTCAATAACGCCTTGAACTGTACCATCAAAGCGACGATCTCGTAATTGACGAGTTAAAGCGTCAGCAGAGCCTTGTTCTAACAGAGTTCTATAATTATCAACAGCTGAAAGCTGATAGGGAGTTAATCCAATAGAGTCAACAAGCTGTCTTGCTGTTTGTCTTACACCTTGACCTTGACTTAGCCCATTAGCCAAGATCTGGCGAGTATTTGCAGTTTGGTCAGCTGTAAAATTCTGTATAAAATCCAAACGCGAAGATCTCATCAAAGCAGAAGCCCGTTCATTTGTAGAATCAAATGAAACAGTTGGTTCTGCCTTAGCTAAAGTGGGAGTAATATGAGCCTTTTCGCCTAATTTATCTCTCAAGTACGAAACTTCTTCATTAGCTATATCGATAAATAACTGAGGTAAGATATTCCCCAAGCGAGTTATAGCGTTTTCAATTAACTGATTGACTCTCTCAAACTTACCTTGATCCAAAAGGTTGTGTATAGCGTTATGAGTTTGTGGAGACTGAGCCTCATCTACAAATGCTAAAATTGTACGTTTGAATTTATTAGTGGCCCAACTGTGTAAATTTATAGTCCTAACCTGATCCGACATTCAACCCCCAGCTTCTTTCGATAAATCTCCAAGCATTTTCTTTTCTTGCAAAGACTCAACATTCTTTTGTTGCTTTACACGATCTTTAAGAGCAGCGTCAAGTTCACTAATTTTAGCCCGAGTAACCGCTAAAGCATCGATAGCTTCTATAGTTGGCTCCTTACCCGCAGCCTTTTTTAGGTCTATGACTTCAAGCATCATAGCTAATTCACGGTTTGTTGCATCCAATTCAGCTTGCATAGCTGCTGTCATATTGGAATTAACTAATGTATGAATCACATCTAATTTATTTGTTGTAACTTTACCTTGAACTATTAAAGTGGTATTAGTAAGGATCGCTTGCTCAGCTAACCTAGCTTGTGCATCAAGCAAGTTCTTAGAAGATGTAGCGGCAACAGTTGCTACCTTTTTATTTTCTTCCAGTAATTTCTGGGCTGCAATAGCAGCTTGACGAGCTACTTCTTCTTGGTGTTCATAAAGAACTTTAGCGTCTTCTTTTTGAACGGCTGCAACAGCATCTAAACGCGCCCAATCTTCTTTGCGTTCGGCACTACGAATTGCTGCATCTTGAGCTTTCTCAGCAGCTTTAGCTTTGGCTAAAGATTTAGCCATAAGCCAAGGAGCGACAACACTTGTTAACATAACAGGAACAGCAACAAGTAAAAGCGGGGCAACACTCTCAACTATTGTTGGATGATCCAACATTTAACTTAAAATCGACCTAATAAGATTAAGATCAATACAACAACTAAAACAAGACCTAAACCTCCACCGCCCCAAGCTGGTCCACCAGAGTAATAACCTCCCCCACCGAATACAACTAAGAGTACAATGATAAGTAAGATTGTACCTATTGACATTATACCCTCTCTAGGAGTTCTTTAGTCCAGCCTGACATGGAAGTAACCCTACCCTTCAATTCAGGGAGGTAGGTTTCCCAAGCTTTACGGTGGAGTATTGCCTCATCCCAAGAACCCGGTAAATCGAAATGGGCACGATTTGGATCTAAAGGCACCCCAGTTAGAACAACACTCTGGCACAATTTCAAACCAACAAGTGTTGCAATTAACCCGGAAGAGCCACCATTACAAGGGATACGTTGAACAGGAAATTTAGTATTATGATGAATTGTAGCTCCACGAAACACTGACGACCAAAACGATGTTACGTCTGGGTAGCCAGCTTTCTTACGAAGATCAATCCAATGTGGAAACAAATCAATATGATAAGACACCCAGTGATCA